GTGACGACCATGACGGCCCCGAAGAAGGCGCGCCCCACCGCCCAGGCCGGCGGCGCCACGGACCTGAGCGAGCTCGTCCACTACAGCCCGGAGCACGTGCACAAGGAGGGCTGGTTGCCCTTTTCGCCGCGCACGCTCCGCGACAGGGCTACGGACGGCACGTTCCCCCACAGCAAGGCGGGTGGCCGGATCACGTTCCGGCTGCGGCACATCCGCGAGATCGCCGCCATGTACGAGGTCCGCCCCGTGACCGAGCGCAAGCGCGCCGCCTGACCCCACAACGCACATCGGGGCCGCCCCGGACGGATCAGGTCCCGGACAGCCCCTCCGGCAGTACCTCAACACTCAGAGATCGAGGACACCGTGAACGCATCATCCCAGACCCTGCAGTCGCAGGGCTCGCCGATCCTGCTGCTCGCTCACCTGCTCACCGCCCACCCGGATCTGCCGGCGGCGACGTACCACGTCGACAACATCGTGCCGGATCACCTGTACATCAGCCTGCACGACGGGGACTTCGGCCGCTTCGAGGAGTGGCGGCTGCTCCTTGGGCTGGGTGTCCCGGTGACGCACATCTTCGGCGAATCCACGTGGGTTGACGTGGAGGGTGTGGTGCAGGACGTGCCGGTGCGCCTGACCGGGCATGGCACTGCGGCTGAGGTTGCGGCGTACGTCGCGAGCAACACGGCGGTGGCGGCGTGAACGCCCGTCGGGTGAACGCGGCGGCCGGTGTCATCCACGCCGCGCAGAAGACGCGGCAGACGGCGGCGGGGATCGCATCCGCGTTGGAGGCGGCGGGGCTGTTGCAGTCCCCGGAGACAGCGGCCGAGCAGGTGCAGCTGAACAACGACGTGACTGGTGCGTGCCTCGCCCGGTGGGAAGAGGAGCAGGACAACGCCCGGCTGCGGTTGGCGCTGGCGTCGGCACAGCGTGGACGGCGGGACCTGCGGGCCCGGGTGGCTGAGCTGGAGGCGCAGGCCGCGAAGGTCGCCGCGTTCTGTGCCCAGCGTGCCGAGTACGTCACCAGCCTCCTGAACTGCGCCCCTGACAACAGTCACGACTACGACCGGTGGCAGGGCCACGCGGAGTCGCGGCGTCAGCTGTCGCAGTCGCTGGGCCTGCCGGTGGGTTGGCCTGCCGAGACCGAGCCGCGCCCCGTGCCCGCTCCGGTGGAGGACCCGCACGACTCGCCGCTGCACACGGACTACGCGACGCCGCATGACCTGCCGGCGTTCCTATCCCACCTGTCGGGTGGTGATCTGCCTGCTGATGCGGTGCGGGAGAAGCGGTGCCTGCTGCCGCCGATCGGGTGCGGTAGGGCGCTGGTTGACTCCGTGGCTGTGTCGCCGTCGACGTCGGCGGAGTACCGGATCACGGGGTTGTGCCCGACGTGCCAGGACCGCGTCGCGGATGAGGCCCCGGTGTCCCTGCCGGGACAGGCGGACAGGCGGGCCGGACTGTGACCGCCGACCTGACCGCGTACGAGCGGCTGTTCCTCACGTTCGCGCTGGAGCTGGCCGCCGACGAGATGGCCTGCCGCAGCAACGAGTTCGACGCTGCCGACGAGGCCGCGCTGGAGTCCCTGCGCGCCCTCGCTGCCGAGCCCGACCCGACCACCGGCCCGGTCGACACGCTCAGTGCGGTTCGTACCGCCCTGCAGGCCGACGACATCCCCCGGGTGCGGCGCCTGGTCACCGACCACTACGCCGACGAGCGAGGTGCGGTGTGACCGCTGACGAGTGGAACGAGCTGTACCCGGTCGGCACGCCTGTCGTGGCGTACCCGCTGACCCGGCCCGAGGACAGCAACCCTCACTTCTTCAAGCAGCTGGACACGGTCACCCGCACCCCGGCCTGGACTCTCGGCCACGGGGAGCCCGTCGTGTCCGTCACCGGTTACGCGGGCGGCATCTGCCTGACCCACGTCGACCCCGTGCCGACGGCCTCCTCGTGACCGCCCCGCAGTTGGCCGCCGCGTTCGTGTACGCCGCCATCCTCTGGGCCCTCCTCGGGGCCCTCATCCTCACCGCACTGGGAGTCACCGCATGACCGAAATCGCACAGGCCGGGGGATCCCTGGCCATCCGCCCCGACCAAACCGTGTTCAGTGCCGAGCAGGCCGCCGTCCTTCGGCAGTCCGGCATCGACAACGACGTAACCGGAGCCGAGCTGTCCGGCTTCCTGCACCTGTGCCAGCGCACCGGGCTGGACCCGTTCTCCCGGCAGATCTACCTCATCGGCCGGAAGGACAAGCGGGCCGGGCGGAAGGTGTTCACGCCGCAGACCGGCATCGATGGGTACCGCGTCATCGCGCACCGCGTCGTCGCCGCGTCCCGCGAAATGTTCGGCTACGAGGACACCGTGTGGTGTGACTCGGCTGGCCGGTGGCGGGACGTGTGGCTGGCTGAGGACGCCCCGGCCGCCGCGAAGGTGACGGTACTGCGGAACGGCCAGCGGTTCTCTGCCGTGGCCGTGTACCGCGAGTACGTCCAGACCGACTTCAACGGCAGCCCGACCCGCATGTGGAAGAACATGGGCGCCAACCAGATCGCGAAGTGCGCTGAGGCGCTCGCCCTGCGGAAGGCGTTCCCGCACGACTTGGCTGGGGTGTACACGGCTGAGGAGATGGGACAGGCCGACAACCCGGCGCCGGAGCAGGCGGTGTTCCACCGCATCGTCAAGGGTGAGCCGGACCAGTGGGCCACGCCGCCCGCTGTGGTGGCCGCCGGTGTCGCGGATGTGCCGGCCGAGTCGCTGACCCCGGGTGGGCGGGACTACCTGCACGAGGCGCATGCCGCCCCCGACGCCGCGACGGTGCGCCTGATCTGGATGGACGCGCAGTCCGAAGGTGCGGTGAAGGAGTACCTCGCGCAGATCGCCGACGTCGGTAAGGCCAAGGCCGCCGCCTCGGCACCCGAGCCTGCTGCGGATGAGGTGGTGGACGGCGAGATAGTCACCACCCCCGAGGACGACTACGCCGCCGCCGTCGCCGACCTCCGCGACGCCGCCGAAACTGCCCGCCTTGACATGGACTCGTTCGAGGTCGACGCCGCCAAGGCCCTCGGCATGGCCCTCGCCGACGCACCCACCGAGGCCATCCGGGCGCTCGCCGCCACCATCCGCCCCGCCGCCTAACCACACGCCTCGGGGCTGCCCGCATCCGAAGTGCGGGCAGCCCCACCAAGGAGCATCCCATGAGCTTGAAGGACATCGCGGCCCGCGCCGCCATCCTCACCGCCATCCACGCCGCCATCGAAGACGAACTGAAAACCGCCAACCGCGAGTTGCAGGACGGACTCAAGGCCGCCAAGAAGGAGCACGGCACCCAGACCATCGGCCTCGAACTCCCCGACGGCCAGGACATCGGTAAGGCCACCCTCGTCCAGCCGAAGGCCGCCGCCACGGTCACCGACCCGGCCGCGTTCCTCGCCTGGGTACGGGAGGTCCGACCCACCGAGGTGTCGGTCCGTCTCACGACCGAAGTCCGGCCGGCGTGGCAGTCGCTGCTCCTGAAGGAGATCAGCGCGGCCGGGCGCCCCGAGTGGGCCGACCCGGACAACGGCGTCATCCACAAGGTGCCCGGGGTGGGCATGACGGGCCGGGCCGCGTACACGCGGATGACGGTTCCGGACGACAAGCGGGAGCTGATCGCCGAGGCGTGGCGGTCCGGGGCCCTGGCCCACCTCGCGCTCCCGCAAATCACCGCCGGGGGTGAGGCGCCGTGAGACTGCCCGCCCTGCTCCGCCCGCACGGCCGGCACCGCGCCCCCGCCGCCGCGTACCAGGTGGCCGAGATCAACCCCGGGCTGCGGCACCTCGTGTGCGACAGCCCCGTCTGCCGCCACCTCCACCCACCGCACGCCCCGCGAACCGACGGCACGTGGCTCTGCCTCGGCTGCGGCACCACCAAGGGGGACCAGCCGTGACCATCCGCCTCGACATCGCCAACCTCCTTCGGGCCGGCCACACCCAGACCGAAATCATGGCCACCCTCCACGTTGGCACGCGCGCCATCACGAACACCCGCCGCGCCCTCCAACTCCCCGGACAGCGCCCCGGGAAGAAGCCCCTCCCCAGCCTGGAACAGGCCCTGCGCGAGCGGGTCACCATCACCGACGGCTGCTGGCTCTGGGCTGGACCCAGCACGTACCCGATGGTCAACCACCGCAGCACCAGGATCACCGGGCGCCGCGCCGCGTTCCTGATCCGGCAGGGCCGCGCCCCCGTCGGGAAGGTCATGCCCAGCTGCGACCGGCAGGACTGCGTCGCCCCCGACCACATGGACGACCAGCCGATGCGTAACCAGCTCAAAGCCCAGATGGCCAGCATCTTCGGAGGCACCGCATGAACTACTCCTCCACCTCCCTGCCCATCGTCGACGACTGGCGAAAGAGCGCAGCCTGCGGCCCCGACACGACGGACCTGTTCTTCCCGATCGGAACGGACGCCCGGTCGATGGCGAACGTTGAAATGGCCAAGGCCATCTGCCACCGCTGCCCCGTGCTGGTCGCCTGCCGGCAGTGGGCCCTCGACACCCATCAGCACCACGGCGTGTGGGGCGGCATGACGGAACTGGATCGGGACGCGTGGCGGCGCCGCAAGCAGCGTGCCGCCGGGGGCGCGAAGACCCGCACCCCGATCGCGATCTACCCGTCGCTTCAGCGGGCGTACGACGGCAACACCCTCGCCGACAACAACCACCTGATCTGGGTTGGTGGCAACGAGGTGAAGGTCGACGGGGTCCGGTACTCGCCGAACCAGGTGGCGTGGTGGGCGACCCGCGGTGCCGCCCCCGTTGGCCGGGTGTTCCCCGACTGCGACCGCGCTGGCTGCGTCCAGCACCTCACCGACCAGGTCACCCGCGAAGCCCGTAAGGCCGAAGCGCAGCTCGCCGCGTAGGACCACCGGCCCGGGGCTGCGCGCCCCGGGCCCACCACCCGCACCACAGAACCCCGTACGGAAGAAGGACCATGGGCTACGAGCTCCGCCGGCAGCTGCGCGAGGCATTGGGACCGGACATCACCGGCCTTCAGCGCGCCGTCGCCCTGGAGATCGCCGACGACGCGAACGAGACCACCCGCGAGAGCTGGGCCACGCTCGAAGCGCTCGCGCGGTGGACCGCGGCGAAGGACGCCAGTGTCGTACGGAACGCGCTGAAGCGGTTGTCCGCGTCGGGGTGGGAGTTCCGGGTCCCGATCGGTAAGGGCAAGGACGGCCGGGTCTTGTACGCGGTGCCTGGGACGCGGATGACGTTCCTCGTTCCCCCCTTCAAAGGGGTAGCCGTGGCTCTCCCTTTGAAGGGGCAAGGGGTAGCGGGGGCTCCTTCAGAAGGAGCGGGGGCTACCCCTTCCACCCCCCAAGGGGGAGCAGGGGCTCACTCAGAAGGTGCCGGGGCTCCTTCAGAAGGTGCCGGGGCTCCCCCCTTCTCCTCATCCCCTCACTCTCCTCACGTAGATAAAGACTCTTCCCCCGCGGTCCCGCCCGTCGACCACCACCTCGACGCCTTCGGTGCGTTCTGGCTGAACTACCCGAAGAAGAAAGCCCGCGAAGAAGCGAAGAAGGCGTGGATCGCCGCCATCGACCGCGGTGCCGACCCCAAGGGAATCGTTGACGCCGCCCAGGCCTACGCCCGCGAGCGCGCCCAGCAAGACCCCACCTTCACGAAGTACCCGGCGACCTGGCTGAACAAGGGCTGCTACGACGACGAGCCCGACCCGGCCCCCGGCCTTCCCATGCTTCGCCCCGTTGATGGCCCGCCTGCCCCGCTTAGTCAGCAGGCCGCGCGTCGGCAGGCCAGCCGCAACGTCCTCGACCAGCTCACAGACCAGCTCCGCGCAGGAGGCCAGCAGTGACGCCCGACCAGATCCCCCAGCTCCTCAAGCAGGTCAGCTACGCCGACCCGCGCGTCCTCCCCGAAGACCCGCACGAGATCACCGCCCTTGCCGGACTCTGGGCCGTCGTCCTCAAGGACGTCCCCGCCCAGTTCGCCATGCAGGCCGTCGGCGAGCACTACGCCAAGTCCCCGTACCCGATCAAGCCGTCCGACATCAGCACCCGGTGGCAGGCCGTTGTCCGTGACCGCATGGGCCGCGACACCACAACGTTTGAGCCCAAGGCCCACCCCGAGCTGGACCCCGACGACATCGCCGGGTACCAGCAGGCCCTGCGCGCCGACCGTGCCGCCGTCGTTACTGGAGAGCGGGCACCAACCCCGTCTCGCGCTATCGCCCCGCCCCTGTCGCAGGACGACGTCCGCCAGATGCGGCAGGAGAAGGACCTCGCCCGGTTCCTCCGCGACAGCGTGGCCCAGGCCCGCGTCGACAACGCTGCCCGCCGCAAGCTCGTTGCTCGGTACCCGGATCTCAACGAGCAGATGCACGACCTCCCCGGACACCGGCAGTGGTCGGGCTCGGTCGGCGGCAACCAGCGGACCGCGGCCATCCTCGCCGAAGCCGAGCAGCGCGCTGCCGCGGACGGGAGGGCCGCCGCGTGAATCCGTTCCCGCCGGCTGCTGCCGCGATTGTGGCCGCCGCCATCGACGACTACCGCCTCATCACCCCACCGGAGCAGCAGACCCCGGCCGGGCTGACCGAACGCATCGGCCAGTACCTCATCAGCTCCGGGTACGCGGTCGGCCCCGACCTGATCGAGGCCGCGTGACGACCGCTCTGGATCGTGCCCGCGCACTCCTTGACACCCCACCACCCGAGGCCGTCACCGGCCAACTCGACATCACCAGGAGTACGACATGCCAGCCGCCCGCCTCACCGGACCTGCCGCCCTCGCCGGGTACGTCGGTGCCATCGCCGCCGCGAACTGGCTGACCGCGCGGTACGGCATGGTTCCCGTCGGCGCCGGCATGCTCACTACCGCTGGCACGTTTGCCGCCGGGGCCGCGCTCCTCCTTCGCGACACCGTCCAAGACACCTTGGGTCGCGGCTGGGTTCTCGCCGGGATTGCTGCGGGCGCCGCCCTCACCTGGGCCACCAGCCCCGCCCTCGCCGTTGCCTCCGCCACCGCGTTTCTTGCCGCGGAACTCGCCGACATGGGCGTGTACACCCCGCTGCGCGCCCGCGGTTGGGCCCGGGCCGTCCTTGCCTCCAACGCCGTCGGCGCCGTCGTCGACACCCTGCTGTTCCTGTTCCTCGCCGGGTTCCCCATTACCGCCGCCACCGTCGGCGGGCAGCTCATCGGGAAACTCGCCTGGGCCACCCTCCTGCCCGTCGCCGCAGTCGTTGCTGTCAGGAGGTGGCGCCGTGCTCTACCTCGCCACACCGTCCGGGCCTGACGTGCGCGCCGCGATGAGCGCCGGTCTCCTCGGCTGCATGACCACCCCCGCCCAAGGCAACCGCATCCCCGACGGGGCGGAGTACGCCTGCGACAACGGGAAGTTCGGCAAGGGCTGGCCCGGTGCCGCCGCCTGGTTCGACTGGCTGGAGAACACCGTCACCCGCTACGGCGCCAACCGATGCCTGTGGGCCGTCGCCCCAGACATCCCGTTCGACGCGGCCGGCACCCTGACCGAGTCCCTGCCCTGGCTGCCCCGCATCCGGGAGCTGGGAATCCCCGCCGCTTTCGCTGCACAAGACGGGTGCGAGCACGGGCTCATCCCCTGGGACGACCTCAACGTTCTGTTCCTGGCCGGATCCACCGAATGGAAGACCGGACGAGCCGCACGCCACCTCGCGGCCGAAGCCATCAACCGCGGCAAGACCGTCCACATGGGACGGGTCAACTCCCGCCGCCGCCTACGCCTCGCCCACGAGTTCGGCTGCCGCACCGCCGACGGCACGTACATAGCTTTCGGCCCCGACACCAACCTGCCGGCCACCCTCGCCTGGTCCGCCGAGATCAACGGTCAACCCGCCCTGTTCGGTGACGCCGCATGACCACGCAGTTGGGCGCCCCCGCAGCTATCGGGGGCGCCCACCCCCACCGTACCGACCCTCCCGAGGAGCACCTGATGCCCGACACCACACCCACCACCCTGACCATCCACTGCTGCGACATCGAGCTGAGCGACGGCGAGAACCTCAAGGCGCTCGGTACCGGCAACTACCTCGAACTGGCCGAGCCGACAGCCGGGATGGAGCCCGGCACGTGGCAGGTCGTCGACTACCACGGCGAGTTCCAGGACCGGGCCACGATGCGCCCGGTGTCCGTTGCCGAGGTGGCAGAGCTGCGCCGATCCGAGTCCGAGAAGCTCGCCGCGTTCTTCGGAGGCAACCGATGACCGACACCACACCCTCTCGCCCGGCCATGACGATGCGGGAGATCCGCGACCGCCTCGGCCACACCCGGCCCGACACCACACCCACCACCGCCGTCTGGATCGAGGGCGACCCGCTGCACGAGGCCATCGCCGCCGCCATCTGGGACCAGTGCCTCACCCAGGGCAGCATCCTCGTGGACGACCCGCGCAACATCGCGGCCGTCGCCGCCACGACGGCCCGGCTGGTCCTCGGCACCACCGACCAGCAGCCCGAGACCGCACCCGCTGGCACCGAGCTGCGCGACCGTGTTGCCCAGGCGCTCGCCGCCGACGACGGGCACCCCTGGGACACCCTCAGCGCGGACGCCCAGCAGCACTACGGCAGCAACGCCGACGCCGTCATGGCCGTCGCAGACGCCGAGCAGGTCGCCCTGCGCGCTGAAGTCGAGGGGCTGGACGAGGCGCTGCGGGGGGCAATCTCGGTGTCCGAGAAGGACAGTGCCCGCCTGCGGGCCGAGGTGGAGCGGCTGCGCACCGACCGGTACCCCGTGCTGCACAGGGCTGCTGACGCGCTCGACGGGCGTGCCGCCGCGCTCCGGGAGCTGTCCTCCTCCGACTACGGCGAGGAGGCCTACGCCGCCCGCGAGCTGACCGAGGCCGCCGACCGGTTCCGCCGCATGGCCGACGAGGCGCAGCAGCCCGAGGCGCACGAGCACACCTGGACGTCCGTTCCCGGCAGCGGCGCCTACGCACAGCTGATCGGCCACACGTGGACGCGCTGCACCACCTGCGGCCAGACACAGCAGCAGTCCGAGATCGAGGCGGCTGAGTCGGAGACGTTCCGCGAGTGGCTGGGCCGCCAGCGCGTGGCCGGGACCGGGACGAGCATCCGCCTGTCCACCACCGCCCCGCCCGTGCACCTGTCGAAGGGCACCAACGCCGAGGACTGCCCCGCCTGCAAGGGCACCAACCCGGACTACCCGTTCCTGTGCCCCGGCCCGAACCCCGCCCCGTGACCGCAGCCCATGCCGCCCCCGGGCTGGCTGTGTATGCCCTCCTGGCGGTCGCAGCCGTCCTGCTGCTCCGGGAGGGCCACCGCACCCGACACCGGCCCGGGCACGGGCACCAGCGGCCACACAGCCAGCGGGTGGGCACCGACCGGCAAGACCACGACGCCATCAAGGAGCACGACATGCCCCAGCAACCCACCGCCATCGTTTGCTACGCCCAGTGCGAGGCCTGCCAGTGCGGCTACTGCTACGACCCGCCCGAGGCGCACCGCTGGGCCGGGGCCGAGGACATCGAGCACGCGCAGGCCACCGGACGCCCCGAGCCCACCGGCCCCTGTGCCTGCCCCTGTGCCCACCCCGCCACCGAGGAGCCGACCCGATGACCGAGCCCCGCGTCTCCCTCGACGACCTCACCAGCGACGCCATCGACCAGCTGTACAACGACCTCGATCGCCTGCGCAGCTCCCGCAACCGCTGGGCCGCCCACGCCGGACGCTGCAACGACCGCGCCCTCACCGCCGAGGCCGCCATCGAACGCGTGCGGGCCATCCCCCTCGAACCCGAAACCCCCACCACCCCCACCACCAGCTTCGACTACGGCTACAACCAGGCCCTGCGCGCCGCACGCGCCGCCCTCGACCAGCCGCAGCAACCCACCACCTGACCTGGTCGCCCGGACCCCACCCGGGCGACCACCCGCCGCACCCACCGTCCCGCCGCACCACCCGCGAGGAGCCACCGTGACCACCGCCGCGTCTGACCTCCACACCATCATCACCACCTGGCCGAACCTGGCCGACGCCCTCACCACCCAGACCGGCCCCACCTGGCCCCCCGCCGGCCGCATGACCCAACACCTCGCCGACCTCGGGTTGGACGACGAGCCGCAGCGGCGTGCCCGCGACGGATCCGGCACCCGCGAAGCCCCCGCCCCCTGCCGCGTCGACATCCTCGACACCATGACCGCCGTCCACGAGCAGCTGCTCGACACCGCGGACGCCGTCGCCGAAGTCGTGCAGCGCCCGCCCGCCGGCACCGAGCTCGCCCAGCTGCGGGACCGCGCCCACCCCGCCCGCTGGCACTGGACCGGAACACGGCCCGGCGCCCCGTACGCGGCGCTGTGGCTCCTCGGCCGGGTCCAGGGCGCCCCCGGCCCGTTCCGGCCCCTCACGCAGGCAGCAGAGCAGCTCATCACCGACACCGCAGCCGCCGCGCGCGACACCATGGAACGCGCCCTCCACCTCACCCGGCTCAGCCGCCCCGTGACCGCGTTCCCCTGCTCCTGCGGCGGCACCATCCACATCCACGGCGGCGACGGGGAGCTGCCTCACCTCATCTGCGCCGGATGCGGCCGCTACTACTCAGGGCAACTCGTCGCCTGACCCCAGGCAGCACAACGCCCCCCGACCGGTGTGGTCGGGGGGCGTCGGCGTACCGCGGGCTACTCGGAGGCTGGCGACGGCTTGTCGGGGTCGTCGGCAATGATCTGCCGGACCCGGCCGAAGCTGATGCCTGACGCCTTGGCGATGTCGCGGTAGGTCATTCCGCCGGCCTGCATCTCCAGCACGGCTTCTCTGCGTTCCCGCCGGACCTTCTCGCCGACCGACTTCAGCAGGTCGGTCAGTCTCCTGGCTCGCGCCTCGGGGGGTTCCCCCTCAGTCAGCGCATCGATAGCTGTGATCACGCGCTTCACCTCCTCTGCCCGGTCGTTCATGTCCGTCCCTCTCCGAGGTTCGGGAGGCGGATCGTTCATACCGTCTTGTGTAGAACCCTACACGTGTGTAGTGTCCTACACAACGGATCGGGGCCCGCCCCCACCGCAATGCACAACGGCCCGGCCGGAGCGCGAACTCCAGCCGGGCCAGCCACCCACCTGACTCACCAGGAGATGACATGGCACACCGTACCGACCCCACCGAGCTCGACAAGGCCCTGGCCCGCATCCTCGCTGAGCCGACCTGGGCGCACCAGATCCTCGTCGCCACCGCGGTTGGCCTCGCCATCGAGAACCCGTTCCTCGTCGCAACGACTGCGGACATCGGCGCCGCCCTTGTCTCCGTCGCCGAGTGCCTGCTCTCCCACCTCCCCGACGTCGTCGCCGACGAGGCCATGGAGCGCGCCCGTGCCGCCGCACCGATGCCGTACCCGCGCGAGACGCATTCCGCCTACGCACTCCGGCTGCGCGCCGCCGCAGAAGCCGTCTGATGGCTGACGGCCGCGCACAGGACGCCCGCGACTACGCCACCGCCGAGCAGGCCCGCCGCAACCAGGACCACCGCGACGACGCCAACATCCGAGGACCACGCACATGACCCGCCCCCCGTCCGTCCTCATCTGGCCCGCCACCCTCCTCTCCGTCGCCTCCCTCGCCTGGACCACCTGGTCCCTCGTCGACCTCCTCGGCACCGGACCCATTGGCCTCACCGTCGCCGCGGGTGCCGACGTCGTCTGGGCATCCGTCATCGCCGCCGAAGCCCGCGGGTTGCGCATCGCCAACCGGCGGTGGGCTGTCCCCGCGATCGGCTGGGCCGCCCTCGCCGCCGTTGCCGGTCTCCTCGTCTGGCACGGCCTCACCGCCGACTCGTACGCCATGGCCGTTGCCGGCCCGCTCCTGCCCCTCGGGGCCAAGGTCGTATGGCTCCTCGCCCTCACCGACATGCGCGACCCGGCCGCACTCACCGACGACGAGCAGAACGTCATCCACGTCATGGAGCGTGGCCTCACCTTCGAAGAGGCCCGCCACCGCGTCGAGATGCGCCGCCGACAGATGACCGCAGAGCTCGCCCTCGCAGAAGTCGACACCGACTTCCGGATCGAGATCAGCCGCCAGGACAAGGGCCGCGAACTCCAGCGGCGAGCACCGATCGCGATCAGCCCGAACACGGCGATCACACCCGAGCAGGCTCCGAGCACACCCCCGCTCGCCACACCCACCACCCCCGGGCCGACCAGCCCGAACACGGCGAGCGAACAGCCAAGCATCGCCGATCTCGCCCGCGATCACGTCGCGATCCACCCCGCCAACCCGGCCGCCACCGACGCGATCTGCTCGCTCCGGCCGGACGCCGATCGCCCCTCCGTCGCAGCCGCTGTTCGCCGTGCTCGCCGCAACGCCGACGGCATGAAAGGCGGCTACGGATGATGCTCCCCTGCTTCATCGCCGCGGCCCTCTTCGGACTGGCCGGCCTCTGCACCGTCGCCCGCCGCGAGACACCCGTCATCACGTGGACCGCCGCCGTCATCTGCACCCTCGCCGCCATCGCCATGGCCATCCCGCACTGAGGACCACCCCATGAACCTGGGCAACCCCGCCGTCTCGCTGGGCGGCATCACCCTCGGCACGATCATCGTCATCCTCGTTGTCCTCCGCTGGCACAAGAAAGGCGGGGGAGGGGGAGGGAAGAAGGGCGACGACAGCGGCAGCCGCGACTGGAAAGCCCTGATCCCCTTCTTCGTCGCCCTCGCCTTCGGGATCCTCGCCGTCCTCGCCGCCGGCCCCGCCAGCGCCCTGGGCCTCATCACCCGCTTCAGCCTCTGGGGCGGCGACGGCGTCGGCTACGCCTATCTCGTCTGGGGCATCGGCGGGACCTCACCGGACGTCACCCGGGCCGCCCCCGTGATCCTCACCCCCGGCGGATACATGATCTTCGCGATCTGGACTGCCGTGATGATCGGCCTCCACCTCTGGTCGAAGAGACTCCCCCGCCTCCAGTCCCTCGCCGGGATCCTCGCCGGAATCCTCCTCGGCCTGTCCCAAGGCATCGCCGGGATGGCCGCCGTGCCCCTCGCCTCCGCCGTCAACGTCGCCGGGTCCTGGTACTCCGGAGCGGTCGCATGAACCTCGCCCCGCACGTCACACGCATCGGAACAGGGACCGCCCGCGCCGCCCGCGCGTTCTGGAACGACATCGAACCCAAGGAACGAGCCTCACGCCTCGCCGCAGCCGCCGTCGTCTGCTGGGTCGTCGGGGGAGTCGCCTACGCCGAACGCCGCACCCTCTGGGCCCTCCTGGCCGCCTGGTGCATCACCGCATGGGTCGCCGGCCGCCCCGACACCGGCGACGAGGACGAGCAGGAGCAGCCCGAGGACGAGCACGACGCCCCCGACCCCGCGGACATGGCCGACATCGTCCGCGAGCTCGGCACCGACACCGGCGTCCTCCTCACCGCCCTCCGCGACCAGCTGCTCACCGAGTACCCCAGCACCGGCTGGACCACCAAGGACGTGCGCGCCCTGCTCGCCGAAGCAGGGGTGCGGGTGAGGCCCGTACGGGTCCGTGGGGCGGGCAACGGGCCCGGCGTCCACCGGGACGACGTACCGCCGCCCCTCCCCTCAACCACTCCCCCACCCCCTGTTGGTGTTGTTGCCGCAGGTCAAGACGCCAACACCAACACCAACAACGTCACCGTGGTCGAGCACGCGAACGGGGCTCAGATCACCCTCACGCCCGCCAAGTAGCTCCCGAGACCGGCCGCCATCCGCCAAGACATCGGCCGGCCCCGGGCCCATCCCCAACACACAGAGACAGGACACGATCATGGCACTTCAGACCAGCATCAGCACAGCCGACCTTCTGGCGAAGAACGTCGTCAGCCAGGCCGCCCGCATCACAGAGAAGGCAGCCACCACGCCGCCCCCCGCGAAGAAGGACTGACGCGAGATGATGACCCCCATGGACGACCTGGTGCAGTTCCTCCGCGACCGCCTCGACGACGACGAGCAGACCGCGCGGGCGGCGCACGTTCCGAACTGGTCGACGGACGGACGCCGCGGCCTCCACTACGGCGTGGAGGACGGCTGGATGGCCGATGCGCTGACGACGGCCGACGCCGACCACATCGCCCGCCATGACCCGGCCCGCATCCTCCGCGACGTCGAGGCCAAGCGGCGGCTCATCGACTGGGTGCTGCGCTGGCCCATGCGCCCCGCTCCGCCCTCCTCGGTGGACGGCGTATTGGAGCTGCTCGCCCTGCCCTACGCCGACCACGAGGCGTACCGCGACGACTGGCGGCCGTAGCCCTCGTTGTCAGTCCCCGCCCGTAGCCTGAACGTAGGCGGTCCCCATAGGCCGCCACCCGTACGGAATGCGACATGGCTGCCGCGCTGCTACGGACCCGACGCCCCCGCCGAACATCCCCCCAGCGGGGGCGTCGCCATGCAACAAGTTGCACAACCCCCCAACCGTGCCCCATCATGGGGCTGCACCCGGCATGCCCGGACACAAACAGGCCCGCCCCATACGGCGGGCCTTCACCATTCCCCCACCCCCATGCCACACTGCCCCCACATCGACGCAGGGGGCACCATGGGATTCATCAACAACGCCAAGGCCGAGACGGCAACCAGAGCAGCAGCCGAGGCATACGCGGCAGGCCGGTACGTCCTCACCTTCAAGATCATCGAGGCGAACTCCACCTCACGATCCACCGGCATCATGACCGGTGTCGGCGAGCAGATCGAAGCCATCGAAGCTCAGGGCTGGACCCTCACCAACATGACAGCAGCCGAAGGCAAGGCCCTGTCCGGCGAACGCACAGCCCTCGTCTGCCTCTTCCGTAGGCGCTGACCCCACCCCATACCGGCCCGGCTGCTCCCCCCGTGGTGGCCGGGCCTTCCCATGCCCGGAGGTGAGCCAATGGCCGGCCGCTCCGACCTCACCAACTACGGCTACCGCAAGGCACGCGCCGCCTTCCTCGCCGACAACGACGTCTGCCACATCTGCGGCCACCCCGCCGCCGACGTCATCGACCACGTCCGCCCCGTCGCATCCGGTGCCAACCCCCGCGACCGCGACAACTGGGCACCAGCCCACGGCGTCCACCGCTGCCCCACCTGCGGCCGCAACTGCAACGGCGAGAAGGGCGCATCAGCCCAGGTCAAAGGCCTGAAGACATCGCAAGACTGGTACAGATCAACGTGAAAAACTTTTCGATCTGAAAACTTTTCGGAAAAAAGTTCCGAAGATTTTTTAGAGAGGGCTCATCCCAGCCCCGCGCCCAGCTTTTATTTTTCTCCCCCCGGGCCGAATGCCCTCGGGACGATCTTGGAAGGGGGCGTGATGGGGCCTGTCGAGAAGGCCGTCCGCACCGACGTTGAGGAGCTCGGGGACTTGGTCGGTGTCGAGCCGTCGCTGTCCGAGATGGCCTACACCCTGGCCCGGCAGATCGACATGGCCGCGACCGGTGAGTGCGAGACGTGCGGCGAGGCCGTTCCCCGCGACGACGGCCGGACGCTCCCCCAGTTGAACCGTGAGCTGCGGCAGACGCTGGCTCAGTTGTTGGAGGGACGGGCCGCAGATGACGACGACGACGGCCTCGGAGACCTGGACTCCCCCGTCTGAGTTCGCGGCGCAGTGTCTGGATCTGTACGGGCTGACGTGCCCGCCTCGGTGGGGTACGCCGCGCCGGCCGGAGTTCCCTTCGCTGGGGCCGCGCGCGTGGACGGTCATGGAGCGGCTCGGGTTCGAGCCGATGCCGTGGCAGAAGTACGTTCTCGATGTCGGGTTGGAGATCAACCCGGAGACCGGGCTGTTCACTCACCGCGAGGTGGGGCTGAGCGTGCCGCGGCAGCAGGGCAAGACGCAGCAGATTCTCACGGTGATGACGCACCGCATCGCGGCGTGGCAGCGGCAGAACGTTGTCTACGCGGCGCAGACCAGGGGCATGGCGCGGCAGCGGTGGGAGGACGAGTTCCTCGTGACGATCGAGGGCTCGGAGCTCGGCAACCGGATCCGCTCGCGCAAGTCGAACGGCAACGAGGCGATCATCTGGACCAAGACGCGGTCGAAGCTCGGGATCACCGCGAACACGGAGAAGGCCGGCCACGGTCCGGCCCTCGACCTGGGCGTGATCGATGAGGCGTTCGCCCACGAGGATGACCGTCTTGAGCAGGCATTCAGCCCGGCGATGCTGACCAGGGCCATGGCTCAGCTGTGGTGGGCGTCGGCTGGCGGCACGGAGAAGTCCGTGTGGCTGAACAAGAAGCGGGCTGCGGGCCGGGCGCACATCGAGCAGCTGTGGGAGTCGGGTGCGCACCCGTCGGTGGCGTACTTCGAGTGGTTCGCCCCTGACGATCTGCCGCGCGATGACCCGGAGACGTGGCGGACGGCGCTGCCGGCGCTCGGCTACACGGTGACCGAGGACATCATCCGTTCCGAGCTGGAGAAGATGGACCCGGCCGAGTTCGACCGGGCGTATCTGAACCGGACGAGGAAGCAGGCCCCGCCGGTCGACCCGAACGTTCCCAAGCTGAAGTGGCCGGGGCTGGCCGACGCCAAGTCGAGGGTGACCGGTGATGTGGCGCTGGCCGTTGACGTGTCGCAGGACCGCAGTACGGCATCGATCGGTGTTGCGTCGCAGCGGCCGGACGGCCGGGTGCACCTGGAGATCGTGGACCGGCGGCCTGGTACGAGCTGGGTTGTGCCGGCGCTGGTGAAGTTGAAGCAGCTGCACGATCCGTTGCTCATCGCCATCGCTTCGGGCGGGGCGCCTGCTGGCTCCCTCGTCGACGCGTTGGTGTCGGCTGGCATCACGGCACCGGAGGACAAGGCGCGGCCACACCGCGGGCATCTGGCGGTCCTCCGCACGTACGACGTGGTGGAGGCGTGCGGTCAGTTCGCCGACGCACTGAATCAGGGCACGGCGGTCCACCTGGACCAGGCCCCGCTGACCGCGGCGGTGAACGGTGCGCGCACCCGCCGGGTGGGCGACGCATGGACGTTGGACCGCACCACCTCCCTGGTGGATGTGGCGCCGCTGGTGGCGGTGACCCTTGCCCGGTGGGCGCTCCTCATCCGGGGCCCGGCTGTGCTCGACGACTACGACGCACTGGATTCGGTGCTGTGAGGAGGTGGGCCCATGCCGCGCTGGACACGAGCCCTCGCGGCTCCGTTCCGCCGCTTCGGGCAGGCGACGGTACGGGCGATCACGTCCTTGCCGTGGGGGTCGGGTGGGCCGACCACGGCGGCGGTGTCGACGACGTCGGCGTTGTCGTTGATTCCGGTGTTCGCGTCGGTGCGGATCATCGCGGACAACGTGGCGTCTCTGCCGTTGCAGCTGTTCCGCCGTGATGGGTCGTCGCGGGAGCCGGTGTCCTACGTACCGGATTTGTTCTGGAAGCCGGACGCGCAGGGCGACCTGTTCACGTGGCTCCACAAGTGCGTGCTGTCCATGGCGCTCAGGGGCAACGCCTACGGGCTGATCACACAGCGGGACGCGCTCGGTCTCCCGACGATGGTGGAGTGGCTGAACCCGGACGATGTCTGGGTCGACGAGGAGAACCCCGTCGTGCCGGTCTACTACTGGCAGGGCCGCGTCGTCCCCTCTGACCAGATCGTCCACATCCCGTGGGTGACGCTGCCCGGCCACGTTGTCGGGCTCTCCCCGATCGCCCTGTTCGCGCAGACGATCGGCGCCGGCCTGACCCTCACCGAGTACGGCCGGTCCTGGTTCGTGAACGGTGGCACCCCGCCCGCGGTCCTCAAGAACAGCTCGAAAACCGTGACGCCGGACGAGGGTGAGGAGATCTCCGACCGGCTGTCGGCCCGGATCCGCTCCCGCAAACCGCTGGTGCTTGGCAGCGACTGGGACTTCACCGCGCTGAGTGTCAGCCCCGAGGAGTCGCAGTTCATCGAGTCGATGCGTCTCAACGCGACGCAGATCGCGGTGATCTACGGGGTGCCGCCCGAGAAGGTCGGCGGCGACACCGGCGGGTCCTTCACCTATTCCACGGTGGAGATGAACTCGCTGGACCTCATCAACTCGACGCTCCGGCCGTGGCTCGTCCGGCTGGAGTCGGCGTTCACCCGCCTCATGCCGGGCCGCGAGTACGTGCGCTTCAACATCGACGCGATGCTGCGGACTTCGGTCATCGAGCGGTACACGGCCCACGGCATGGCGCTTGCGCAACGCTGGCGGAACCCGGACGAGATCCGCGCGCTGGAGAACCTGGCGCCCCTGCCGCCCGACGCTGGTGGCGATGTGTACGGCGGCACGACTACACCCGCACCGGCGCCGCCGGCCGCGAGCACCTGAGACCAGGAGGTCTTCTCATGAGCGACGCTGAGCGCCGTTTCACCCGGGGCCTCGTTGAGGTTCGCGCGGCTGACGGCGGCGAGACGAAGCGCCAGATTGGCGGGTACGCCGCGAAGTTCAACAAGCTGTCCCAGAATCTGGGCGGTTTCGTTGAGCGGATCGACCCCGGGTTCTTCTCCAAGTCGGAGGGCGACGGCTGGCCGGACGTGATGGCCCGCTACAACCACGACGATAACCGGCTGCTTGGCACCAGCGAGGCGGGAACGCTGCGCCTCGCGGTCGACGGCACGGGCCTGGACTACACCGTGGACGTGCCCACGTCGCGCGCGGACGTGATGGAGCTGGTGGAGCGCGGTGACGTGCGCCGCTCCTCGTTTGCGTTCCGGACGTTCTCCGACGACTGGTCGCAGACCGAGGACGGGTTCCCGCTGCGGACCCTGCTCTCTGGCGGCCTGGTCGACGTGGCCCCGGTCAACTCGCCGGCGTACATGGACACGTCGACCGGGCTCCGGTCGCTGGCCGAGCAGGCCGGCGCCGAACTTGACGAGGTCCGGGCGGCATCCGTCGCTGGCGACCTCACACGCTTCCTCGGCCGGACACCGGCCGTGGTCATCGACATGGCACCGCGCGGGCAGGGCGAAACCCACCCGCTGACGGTGCTGCGGCAGCGGCGCGCCGAGCAGGACCGGCGCCGCATCAGTCCCTTCTGAGGCAGGGCGAAACCCACCTCACCACCCCATTCACCAGACACCCCGGCCGACCGGCTTGCGGGTGTCGTCGTCATGCCCTGGGAGGGCAACCATGAGCGAGTACATCAAGCGCATGCAGGAGCGTCGGGCGAACGTCTGGGAGCAGACGAAGGAGCTTCTCGACGCGGCCGAGGCGCGCGGCGGCGAGGAGAGCAAGCTCACCGCTGAGGAGGAGACCAAGTACCAGCGGCTGAACGCGGACCTGGACCAGATCGACGCCCGCGCGAAGGAGCTGTCCGAGGCGGAGCAGCGCACCAAGGACGCCGACGAGGCGTTCCGGTCGCTGCTGGCCAAGGAGCCCGCCCCGGAGGCCCGCCAGGGGGCCGAGAAGGGCGAGGTGGACCAGGTTCGTGCCTGGCTGACTGGCCAGTCCGGCAGCCGGTCCCTGGACGTTCGGCCGACCAGCCCGATGCCGCTGGACGCGCGTGCCCTGTCCAAGCTGACCCCGGCTGCGGGCGGCAACACGGTCCCGATCGCGTTCTACAACCGGCTCGTTCAGCACATGATCGAGAACTCGGGTGTCCTGTCGACCGGACCGACGGTGCTGCGGACCGCGACCGGCGAGCAGATGCAGATCCCGAAGACCACGGCCCACTCCGCATCCGCGGGCATCGTGGCCGAGGCCGGCCCGCTGACGGCGAACGACCCGACGTTCGGTCAGGTGTCCCTCGACGCGTACAAGTACGGGTTCCTCCTTCAGGTCAGCCATGAGCTCGCGAACGACACCGGCGTTGACCTGCTCGGCTACCTCGCCATGCAGGCCGGTCGCGCGCTCGGCAACGGTTTCGGCGCGCACCTGGTCACCGGCACTGGGACGTCTCAGCCGAACGGTGTCCTCACTGCGGCCACCCTCGGGAAGACCGGTGCCGCGTCCGTCGTGGGTGCCGCGTCCGGTGACGACCTGATCGACCTGTACTACTCGGTCATCGCCCCGTACCGGCAGAGCTCGTCCTGCTCGTGGCTGATGCGGGACTCCACCGTCGCCTCGATCCGGAAGCTGAAGGACGGCACCGGCGGCGCCGGGCTCGGCAACTACCTGTGGCAGCCCGGCCTCACGGCCACCACCCCGGACACCATCCTCGGGAAGCCGCTGTACACCGACCCGAACGTCCCCCAGGTCGCCCTGGCCGCGAAGTCGATCCTGTTCGGCGACTTCAGCACGTACTTCGTGCGGCAGGTCGAAGCGCTCCGCTTCGAGCGCTCGGACGACTTCGCGTTCAACACCGACCTGATCACGTACCGCGCGATCCTGCGCGGCGACGGCGACCAGGTCGACACCACCGGCGCCATCAAGTACTTCGCCGGCAACGCCGCCTGACCGCCCGCCGGGGCTCGGCTGTGTGCCGGGCCCCGGCCCTTCCCCCGAGAGAGGACCGAGATGCGTATCCGCATGAACATCAGCATGTCCGGAACCCGCAACGGCGAGGACTGGCCCCCGGCCGGCGAGGTCGTCGACCTGCCCACGGGCGAGGCACAGCACCTCGTGGCGTCCGGGGTTGCCTCCGCAGTCGGCATCGAGGTGGAGACCGCCACCATGCCGGACACGGCTGAGACGCGCGGGTCGACGAGTACCAGGAAGACCGCGGCGAAGAAGCCCGGCACGAAGTAAGGGAGCTCGCCGTGGCGAACGAGTACGCCGTCCGGGCCACGCTCAAGGAGCGCCTGAACATCGAATCGGCCGACACCAGCCGGGACACGCTCCTCGATGGGGCGCTCGCGGCGGCGTCGCGCGGCATTGATCGGGCGACCGGGCGCCGGTTCTGGCTCGACGACACATCGACCCCGCGCACGTTCACCCTGGCGGGCCGGGTGATGTGCGGCAACGGTGGGGAGCGGCTGCTCCTCGACGACATGGGCGCCGCCCCAACCGTGGTGGAGACCGGCTCGGGTTCGTCCTGGTCCACGGTGACCGGCTACGACACGGCCCCGGACAACGCGCTCGTCCGCGGGCGCCCCATCACTGCCCTGCTGCTCGACTCAGGTGGGTGGGGTGCGGGGCCGCGGGCGCGGGTGACGGCGGCCTGGGGCTGGCCGGCCGTGCCCGACGAGATCACCGAGGCCACCCTGATTCAGGCCGCCCGCCTGTACCGGCGTAAGGACAGCCCCGAGGGCGTCACCGGGTCCGCTGAGTGGGGCGTCGTCCGCCTGTCGCGCCGTGACCCCGACGTCTGGGCGCTCATCGAGCACTTCGTCTTGCCCGGCTTCGGATAGGAGATCGCGATGCGGATGTCCGCTGTACGGGAGGCCATTGCTGACGCGGCCCGCGTCGTCGTCATGCCGGCCGGAACAGCGGCCCTGACGTCGTCCGGGTATGTGCCGGACGCGGTGACGGCCCCGCACTTTTTCTGTGCCGAGTACACCATCGAGTACGACAAGGCGATGGGGCGGGCGCTGGATGAGGTGGAGCTGACCTGCCGTGTGCTGGTCGGCCGGGCGGATGACAAGTCCGCTCAGATCGTCCTTGACGCGCTGCTGGACGGGTCCGGCCCTGCGTCGCTGAAGCAGGCGATCGAGGCCGCGCGCGGGGCGCCTGGCGACTATGCGCTGGGTGGTCTGGCGCATGACCTGCATGTGGTGCGGATGCAGAGTTACCGCTGGTACGAGCATCAGGGCACCTACTACGTGGGCGCCGAATTCGTCATCAAGATCATCGGAGAGGGGTAGCCATGGGCAAGTTCGTGCTGCTCGACGCCCGCCTGTTTGCGCCGGGCGCCGACTTGTCCGGCGCCTCCAGCAAGATCGAGCTCAGCAGCGAGATCGAGGACAAGGAGACCACCAACTACCGCTCGGCCGGGTGGAAGGAAGTGATCGGCGGGCTCGGCTCGGCTGAGATCTCGGCCGAGGGCCAGTGGGAGGCCGGAGACCCGTCGAAGGTCGACAACGCGTCCTGGTCCACGCTGGGCGGGATCGGCCCGTACACCGTCTGCCCCACCGACTCAACTGTCGGGGCGCTGGCGTACATCACGTCCGGGATGCGCGCCGACTACAACGTCGGCGACGCGGTCGGCGAGGTCGCCCCATGGACCGGCACGGTCAAGTCGTCGTGGCCGCTGGTGCGTGGGCAGATCGCCCACCCGCCCGGTACCGCCCGCACCGCGACCGGCACCGGCACTGCGGTGCAGCTCGGTGCCATCCCGGCCGGGAAACGCCTGTACGCCGCGCTGCACGTCCTGTCCGTGGCCGGGACCACCCCGTCCATCACGGCCCGTATCGAGTCCGGCGACGCCTCACTGACGACTCCGACGACCCGCCTCACGTTCGGGGCGGCCACGGCCTCCGGAGGTCAGATCCTGCGCGGCGACGGCACAGCCGTGGCCGATGCCTACTACCGCGTCGCGTGGACCATCACCGGCACGACCCCCTCGTTCATGTTCGCTGTCTCTCTCGGAATCAGGTGATCGGTCATGGCAAAGATGGTTCTGCTGGCGGCGTTCGTCAGCATCGGCGGTAACGACCTCTCGGCGTATGCCCGCAAGGCGGAACTCACCGTCGAGGTGGAGGACAAGGAGGTCACCACCTACGCGTCGCTGGGATGGAAGGAAGTCCTCGGTGGCCTCAAGTCCGGTGAACTCAGCCTGGAGTTCCTCCAGGACGTGGCCGCCACGAAGATCGACAGCATCATGTGGCCGCTGCTCGGGACCGTCGTGCCGTTCGTCGTCCGCCTCGACAGCGCGGCGGCCGGGGCGTCCAACCCTCAGTGGACCGGCAGCGTCCTGATCAACGGGTGGAACCCGATCGAGGGATCCGTCGGCGACGAGGCGTCCGTTTCGGTCGGCTACCCGACGTCGGGGGCCGTGGTCCGCGCGGTCGCCTGATGGCCTCCGGTGGCCCGCCGTTCGATCTCCGAGTCACCCATGAGGGGCTCGATGCTCTGGTCCGGGCGATCCGCCAGGAAGAGGACGGGAAGGCGCTCCGCAAGGAACTCGCGAAGAACATGCGCGACGCCCTACGCCCCGGTGCCGCGCAGGCGAAGAGCAGCATCATGGCGATGCCGTCGGCCGGCACCGGAATGGGTGCCGGGCTGCGGTCCACGATCGCGAAGAAAATCCGCCCCGAAGTGAAGTTGGGCGGCCGGTGGACCGGGGCCCGCGTGAAGGCGTTCAAGACGCCGGGGCTCCGTGGTTTCGCGAACGCGCCGAAGCGCACGAACCGCCGAAGCGGCGGGTGGCGAACCCTCACCTACGGCCATGAGCCGTGGCGTACCCAGGTCGGAAAGCGGCAGTGGTTCGACGAGGCGTTCGAGAACGACGCCTCGACCTACCACGCCGCAGTGCACGAAGCGATGGAATCCATGGCCGCGCGGCTGGCGTCGCGGGCCCGATAGAGAAGAGAGCCCCGCATGTTCCTCGTCTACCAGCCCGAGGGCCAGCCCGAGCCCACCCGGTGGAGGTACGACCCGCGCAAGTTGATGTCGGTGGAGCGGGAGGACCTGGAGCGCCGTACAAGCCGGAACTTCGCCGCGTTCACCACTGACGTCCTCCAGGGCAACAGCCTGTGCCGGCGCGCGCTGCTGTTCACGTTCTTGCGGCGTGAGCACCCGAAGACCCGGTTCGAGGACGTGGATTTCGCGTGGGACGAGCTGACGTTGGAGTACTCCCGGCAGGAGTGGGAGGAGATGCGGAAGAACGTCCTGGAGGCACAGCACGGGGATGAGCTTGCCGCGTCCCTCTCCATGATCGACAAGGAGATGGACGAGGCGTTCGACGACACCGAGGCCACGGGAAAAGCGCTGCTGCCGATCGCCGACTAGGTCAGCTCGGCAACGCGGCCCACCTGCTGGGGATTCGCCCGTGGGAGTGGGCGCTCATGACCGTGGACGAGGCGGATACCGCGCTCGCCTGGCTGGACGAGTACAAGCGGGCCACCGACGAGGCCGCCAACAAGTGAAGAGGTGAGCCATGTCGGATACGTCCCTGGTGTTCAACTTGGTGGCCCGTGACCGTGCGTCCGCGGTGATGGAGCGGATGGGCGACAAGTTCAAGGCGGCGTCCGCGACGATCGGTGCGGGCATCGGCGTTGCCCTTGGTGTCGGAGTCGCGGCAAACCTGGACATGGAGTCCGCGAACGCCAAGCTCGTGGCACAGCTCGGTGTCGGGCCGGCCGAGGCGGCCGAGCTCTCCAAGGTGTCGGCCAGCGTCTACGGGAACGCGTGGGGCGAGTCCACGGCTGAGGTGAACGAGGCCATCAAGGGCGTGTACCAGCAGATCGGGGACACGTCCCAGGCCGAGGGCGGGCTGGAGGGCGTCACCACGAAGGTGATGGCCCTGTCCGAGACGTTTGACCAGGACCTTGCGGGCACGACCGCGGCGGCCGGTCAGATGATCAAAACTGGGTTGGCGGACAACGCTGACGAGGCGCTCGACATTCTGGCGCGCGGTTTCCAGACCGGCACGGACAAGGCCGGGGACCTCCTCGACACGATGACGGAGTACGGCACCCAGTTCCGCAAGTTCGGGCTCGACGGGGAGATGGCCACGGGGCTGCTGTCTCAGGGGTTGAAGGCCGGCGCGCGGGACGCCGACACGGTCGCTGATGCGATCAAGGAGTTCTCGATCCGGGCGATCGACGGATCGGTGAAGTCGGCGGCCGGGTTCAAGGCCCTGGGGCTGAACGCTAAGAGCATGACTGCCCAGATTGGGCAGGGTGGCGAGAAGGCCACAGCAGGGCTCGACACGGTCTTGGACAAGCTGCGTGGCATGAAGGACCCGGTGGCCCAGCAGGCGGCCGCTGTCGCCCTGTTCGGCACCAAGGCCGAGGACCTCGGCCAGTCGCTCTACTCGCTGGACCCGTCCAGTGCGGTGGCCGCCCTGGGGAAGGTTGGCGGTGCCGCGGACAAGATGGCGAAGACGATCCACGACACCCCGGCGGCCGCGCTGGAGAAGTTCAAGCGTCAGGCGATTCAGAAGCTGGCCGCGGTCACGGGCACGTTCGTTGATTTCGCGATGGAGAACCAGCAGCTCATGGGGCCGCTGGCGTACACCCTGGGCGGGATCGCTGCGACGGTTCTGGTGGTGCGCGGGGCGATGATGGCGTGGGCTGCCGCTCAGGCGGTGTGGACGGCGGCCACCACGGTGGCGACGGGTGCCCAGTGGCTGTGGAACTCGGCCCTGTTCGCCTCCCCGATCACCTGGATCATCGTCGGGATCGTGGCGTTGATCGCGGTCATCGTCCTTATCGCGACGAAGACCACCTGGTTCCAGACGGCCTGGTCTGCCGTCTGGGGGGCCATCACCACCGCCACGTCGTGGGCTGTTGGCAAGATCGGCTCCATTTTGAACTGGTTCGGTGCGCTGCCCGGGAAGATCGCGGGCTGGTTTGGGGCAGCGAAGAACTGGGCGATCCGAAAGTTCGTTGAGCTGACGGTGTGGCTGGTCACGTTCCCCGGCCGCGTCGTCAAATCCCTCGCGTCGCTGGCGGGGCGGCTGTGGAACTCCGCATCCGCAGCGTTCGGCCGGTTCAAAAGCGCCGTGATCATCAAGGCCGCCCAGGTCATGTCCTACGTGGCAAACCTTCCCGGGCGCATCGTCAAATCCATCGGCAACCTCGGGTCGCTGCTCTACGGCAAGGGCATGGACGTGGTCCGCGGATTGTGGAACGGCATCAAGTCCATGGGCTCCTGGCTGAGGAGCACCCTCATCGGCTGGGCCAAGGATCTGATTCCCGGCCCGATCGCCAAGGCGTTGGGCATCCACTCACCGTCCCGTGTGATGGCGACGGTTGTGGGCCGGTGGATCCCTGCCGGTGTCGTCGACGGGATCGAGGACGGGCAAGGCGTCCTTGACCGGAAGATGGCCACCCTCGTTCAGCCGTCCTCGGTGCAGGGCATGAGCGCGGGCCGGCAGATGGGCGGCAGCGCGGCGCCTCTGCTGTCCTCGGCCACGCAGGGGGCGACTGTCATCCGTATCGAGGTGGCGGGGCCTGAGGAAATGAAGCGGCTGCTGCGGAGCATCGTCCGCAAGGACGGGCGCGGTTCGGTGCAGTTGGCGTTCGGTACAGGACAGGGGTAGCAGATGGTGTTCCCGACGACTCCGCTGGACGTGCGGACGGAGATCCAGATCGGCGGGGCGTGGACTGATGTCACCGCGGATACGTACACGCGAGACCCGATCACGATCAGCCGGGGTACGGCCGACGAGGCGTCCAGCACCGAACCGTCCAGCTGCTCAATGACCCTGAACAACCGGCTGGGGAAGTACAGCCCCCGCAACCCGATGTCCCCGTACTACGGGCTCATCGGGCGCAACACCCCGGTTCGCGTGTCGGTTGCCATCGGGGACTCCGCGCTGCCGACCAGCGGGGCTGGATCGTCCGACCAGGGAGCCACCTCACCGGACCGCACGGTTCTGCGGACACCGACAGGCCTCGACGTGCGTGTCGAGGTCACCATGTCGAACTGGACGGGCAACGATCCCGGCGTCACAGACAACTACGTAGAGCTGTGCGGCAAAGGGGTCATGGCGGGCAACCAGCAGTCCTGGGCGCTCATGGTGACCGACGCCGGCCGTCTTGTGCTCCGCTGGTCAACTGACGGCGCCGGGCTGAATGCCGGTACGCAGTCGGCGACGATCCCCGTGGGTACGTCCGGCCGCATCGCGCTGCGTGCGGTAATCCAGTGCGACAACGGCGCCGGCGGCTGGACGGTGACCTACTACACCGCGCCTGCGCTGAGCGGGCCGTGGGTTGTCCTCGGTACCCCATTCAGCACGACGTCGGGCACGACCAACATCTACAGCGGCACGGGGCAGCTGACGGTGGGGCAGTCCATGACGGACATGGGTTACAGCTCGCCGAACGGTTACACCCACGGCATGGAGCTGCGTAACTCGGCAGGGACTCTCGTCGCCAACCCGCTGATCGCTGGGATCGCCCCGGGCACCACCTCGTTCACCGATGGCACCGGCAACGTCTGGACGACCCGCGCGGGTTCCACAATCACGAACCGCAAAACCCGGTTCGTGGGTGAGGTCTCTGCGTGGCCGTCGCGGTGGGATGTGTCGGGCCGGGACGTGTGGGTGCCGATCGAGGCGGCCGGGATGATGCGCCGCCTCGGGCAGGGTGTGAAGGCGCTGGACTCGACGCTGCGGCGCCGGATCCCGTCCGGGGGCCCGCTCGCGTACTGGCCCTGCGAAGAGGGCGCGCTCGCCGACCAGTTCTACAGCCCCATCGACAACGTTCGTCCGCTGCGGATGACGGGTTTCGACGTGGCGGCCGCGAGCAGCCTCGCCGGGTCGTCGCCCCTGCCGACAACGAAGGAAGGGGGGACGTTCTCGGGTGTTGTGCCGCCACCGGCCACGACCCTGAATCAGTGGCACACCGAGTTCATTTTCAACTACCCCAAGGACGCGGGGCCGGCGGTGACGCAGGGTTTCCTGAGGTGGGCTGCCACGGGCACGGTCCGCCGGTGGGAGGTGCAGATCGGCGCGGTCGGCATCAACGTGATTGGCTACAACAGCGACGACGTGGAGGTGACGTCGTCGATCCTGAACCTGTTGGCGTTCGGCGTGTTCAACGCCTGGTGCCGGTGCCAGATCTTCGCGGTCCAGAACGGTTCCAACGTCGACTGGACGGTGCGGTACATCCCCATTGGTGGGAGTGGCGTCTCCGTCACGACCAGCTACGCGGGCACGGTGGGGCGCATCACCGGCATCAAGGGCCCCAACTCGTTCAATGCCGGCTTGGACGGTACGGCTCTCGGGCACCTCAGCGTCCTGCCCGTCGCCGGATCCACCATCTACAACAATGCGGACATTGCGTTCACTGGTGAAACGGCTGGTGTCCGTGCCACCCGGCTGACGACCGAGGAGGGCATCCCGTTCCGTCTGGCGGGGGCGACGGAGGGGCAGACTCGGGTGGGCCCGCAGACCCCGGAAACCGTCCTGACGCTGCTGGGCGAGGCGGAGCAGGCTGACGGCGGGATCCTGTACGAGGACCGCGACCGGTTGCAGCTGGTGTACCGGGGCCGGTCGTCGCTGTACAACCAGCGGGTGGCCCTGGCGTTGGACTACCTCGCGAAGGGTGAGGTACCGCCGCCGCTGGAACCGACCGAGGACGACCAGAAGATCCGCAACGACGTGACGGTAGTACGTGACGGCGGGTCGTCATCGCGGATCCAGGTGACGGAGGGCCCACTGTCGGTGGCAGTCCCCCCGGCTGGTGTCGGGATCTATGACGAGTCGGTGACGCTGTCCCTGTACTCGGATGCACAGACTGAAGGCATCGCGGGGTGGCTGTCCCACCTCGGCACCGTGGACGAGGCCCGGTATCCGACGATCACAGTGTGGGTGCACGCCGCCCCGCACCTTGCCGATGCGGTGCTCGCCCTCGACATCGGGGACCGGCTGACGATCGCGAACCCGCCGGCGTGGCTGCCCCCGGACACCATCGATCAGCACGTGCGCGGGTATACGGAGGTCCTCGGCCTGTTCGAGTGGTCGCTGACGTACAACTGCGCGCCCGCGTCGCCGTGGCAGGTGGGTGTGGAGGGCGACCCCGTATACGCGCGGGCGGACACGGCAGGGTCGGCTCTGGCGTCGTCGGCAACGGCGACGGCCACCACGCTGTCCGTCGCCACGACGGTCGGCCCGGTGTGGGTGACCGCCGCCCCGAACGAAATTGCCGACCCCGGGTTCGAGCAGGGCACGGGCACGTGGGCGTGCACGCGCGGCACCTCGATCGGGGTCGTCACGTGGGATCGGAGCGTTGTGCACTCCGGAACGGGTGCTCTGCGCATCACCCGCGTGCACCCAACGGACACGGGCACGCTCAACATCCGGGACCCTGCCGCGAGCTCTTCTGCGGCGCCCGGCCAGACGTGGGTGGCATCGGCGTGGGTGTACTCAGGAGGTGCAGCGGCGAACAACATGCGGGTAGGCGTCGTTGCGGTCGACTCCGGAGGTATCGAAACGGTTGCGTTCGGTACCGCGCCGAGCGTCGGCCCGGGGGTATGGGTTCCTCTCACAGCAGCCCTTACCATGCCAGCCGGGACAGTGGGGGCCCGTCTGGCCATTGAGGGCCGGTCCGCCTGGACGGTGGGCGAGTGGTGGGTAGCCGACGACGTGCGCCTCGCCCGCACAGACATCCTCGTTGGCACGGACATGCCCGCTGAGTTCCCATTCCCGGTCACCGTGGGCGGCGAGGTCGTCAACGTCCACGGCATCAGCGGCACCAGCAGCCCGCAGACGTTCTACGTCAACCGCAGCCAGAACGGCATCGTCAAAGCCCAGACCAGCGGCACCGACCTGCGGCTGACCTATCCGACCATCGCAGCCCTGTAGGAGGACCCATGCCGATCCTGTCCGGGATGCGACTCACCAGCCTGCGCCTCAACTGGCTGCGGCCCGAGGTGTACTCGGTGGTCGGGACCGGCGATCTCACCGTCACCGGCACCACGACTGTCGTCCCTGGGTGTGAGATCACCGTCACGACCGGTGCGAACGCCCGCATCATCGCGGACGGGGCGGTGAACTTCCTCAACGGCGGGGTTGCCCTGACCGCGTCTTCGTTCGTGTCGACGCAGCTTGTCGTCGACGGGGCCACGATCCCCATCTTCGGCCGGTGGGGCGACACCGCAATCGGCGCCCAGGGCACACCCAGCCAGCAGTGGGACATTCCCAGCCTCGCCGCCGGATCCCACACCCTGCGCCTGTCCGCGGCCCGCACGTCGGCCGGCACGGGCACGATGACGGCGGTCGGCGCGAACTCTGTCCTGATCGTGCAGGTGCTCGAGCAGATCGTCTGACCCCCAACCACCCCTGCCCCGAGCCGACCGGCCCGGGGCTTTCGTATGCCCTGGAGGGGCTATGGCTCGTATGCCGGGTGCCGTGTGGCACCCCGTCCGCAACTGCACAAAGGGTGGCCAGGACGAGGTTCGTGGTGTCGTCGTTCACATCATGGCCGGATCCCTTGAGGGGTCGCAGGCGTGGTTCGACAACCCGACCGCGCAGGCGTCCTCCCACTTCGGGACGGGCAAGGGCGGTGCGCTGCGGCAGTGGGTGGATACCGCGGACCGGGCGTGGGCGCAGGCCGGCGGCAACCGGACGTGGATCAGCGTGGAGAACGAGGGGCAGGGCGGTGACGTCCTGACCGACGCGCAGCTGGACCGGAACGCGCAGGTCCTCGCATGGGCACACAAGACCAAGGGTGTGCCGCTGCAGCTGGCCACCAGCCCCGACGGGCGCGGCCTCGGCTACCACGCGATGGGCGGCAGCGACTGGGGCGGGCACACCTCGTGCCCCGGCACGCGCATCGTCGCCCAGCTCCCCGAGATCGTCGCCCGAGCCAAACGGCTCGTGGCCGGACCGACCAAGCAGGAGGACGACCACATGGCGGGCTACAGCAAGGACGAGATCGGCGACGCCGTTCTGTACCGGGACCACATCGAGGCACCGGCCGACGCCCCGGACGTGAAGACCAACAAGTTCTGGTCGCTGGCCAGCTACGTCCGCTCCATCTACAACGCGGTCATCACCATCCGCGACGAGCTGCGGGCCCTCCGCACCGCCGTCGACGCCATCGAGAAGAAGGGCTGACCATGACGAAGCAGCTGCTGCTCGACGGTGCCGAGCGCGCCGGGTGGACCGGGGCGCAGGCCGCGCTCGGTGTCGCGATCACCGACCTCGCCGACATTCCCGTGTGGTGGGCCGCCCCCATCGGCCTCGCTCTCGCCGCCGCGAAGAGCTGGGTGGCGGGGCGTCTCGGCCGGAAGGGCACCGCGTCGACACTGCCCGCGGCAGCCGACCCGGCGTCACACCCGACGGGCGTCTGAGCTGCCCACCGAGCACCACGGGAGTACGTATGGACGCTGCCATGGTCGGGGCGCTGGCTGCTGTGCTGGCCTCGCTGTTCGCCGCGGCAGCGGCCGCCTACGGATCCCGGGGCGCCACGAGAGCGGCCCGGGAGGGCGGAGCGTTGACCGGATACAACAGTCTGACGGACCAGTTGCAGGAGGAGCGGACCGAGCTGCGCTCCGACGTGGCTACCCTGCGCGCCGAGCTGGCGGCTGAGAAGGCGGAGACCACGCGCCTACGGTTCCTTGTCACGCAGCTCGGGGGGACGCCATGACGCGCACGGAGCGGCTGCTGTACCGGCGCCGCCGCGGCCTGTGGGTTGTGGCGGCGTTGCTGTTCCTCGGCGGCGGGCTGGCCATCGCGTTCCTCCAGATCGGCCGGGCCGAGTCCCGCGGGGACCAGTTGGCGGCTGAGGCGGACCGTCGCGGTACCGCTGTGTCGACCCTGGCCACGGACGTGCGGACCCTGCGCGCACAGGTCCAGGCGAAGGGTGGCACCCCGGCAGCACCTGACCCGGGCGACGCCGTGGAGGATCTGCCCGCTCGAGCAGAAGTGCCCGTACCGATTCCCGGACCACCTGGTCCTCGAGGAGAGCAGGGCGAGCGCGGCGCCGCTGGTGCTGCGGCCACCCCGTCGCCCGGCCCGTCCGGTGTGGACGGGCGTGCAGGTGCAGACTCCACCGTGCCCGGCCCTGCCGGAGAGGTGGGGCCGCAGGGCGAGCAGGGTGTGGCCGGTGAGCAGGGCCCTGCCGGTGCGCCGGGGCCCGCGGGCAAGGACGGCGCGAACGGTGCGGACGGGCGCGACGGTGCGTCCGGCCAGACCTGCCCGGCCGGATACTCGCTCCAGCCGCCACCGGGTGATCCGGATGGGCTGATGTGTCGGCGCGACACCCCGACTGCACCTGATCCGGCTACGAACCCTGCGATCCTCGGCCTTCCCGCGGACCGACGCCGCACATGAACAACGCCCCTCGTCTCCGGCTTCGGCCGGCGGCGGGGGGCGCTTTCGTCGTGTCCGGGGCAGCACTCAACTGGGGCCGCTACTCTGGCCGGAGCGCCCTCCCGGACCCGACATCCCGGAGGGCGCTCACATGTCTGCAGCCTTCGCTACGATCGGGCGCCATGAGCGAGTACGTGATCAGGTACAGCATCATCCCGCCCGGCGTCGGCCCCGACGACTATGAGCCGGCCGACCTCGAGCAGCGCGAGCACCTCGTGGATGTTCCCGGCGAGCAGCCCACCAAGGTCACCATTCACTCCACCGTGCAGGCGCTGCTGCCGCCCGGATCCGGTGTGGCGATCCTGTCCGTGCGGGCGCCGGGCGAGGCCTAGGCCCGGCGGACCGCGTCCTCTAACCGAGCCTGGTAGTAGGCGTGGTCCCGGGGATAGCCGACGAGCTCGGGGAGCGCAGCCCGGATCCCGTCAACGGCGGCCTGCCAGTCCCTGCAGCTGTACGCGGTATCGGCGAGCTGGAGCATGGCCCGGGCCGGGGTGAGCCAGTACAGCCATCCCGGCCGCTCCTCCTCGTCGACAGTCTGCAGCGCCAGGCCGACCGCCTCGTTCGAGAGGCGCCGAGCCCGGTCCCACTCCCCGAGCGCGGCAGCCGCGGTAGCCGACTGGTGCGTGGCGACGGACGCGGCGGCCGGAGACAGGCCGACGGCCAGGCGCGCCGCCTCGGCGGTACGGAGCGCCCGCACGGGGTCACCGTGCCGCAGGCTGTAGTAGGAGCGGATGCGGTGCACCCATGACGCCATGTCGGTGTGCCCGCCGTCGACCGCCCACCCGTGCGCAAGGTCAATCCAGGCGAGGGCGACACCGGGCCTGTTCTGCTGGGCGGCCACCCACGACAGCCAGTGCGCATGCTCCGCGGCGAGGAGTAGCAGCCGGTCCGCGGCCGGTCCGGTTGTCCCGGGGATGAGGCGGGTGACGGCGTCGAGTTGGGAGCGGACGACGGGCCATAGGTCGAGGCCGCCTACCTCGTCCTCGGCCCGCCGGTGCCGCGCGAGGACTTCACCGATCCAGTCCGCGGTCCGCAGGTCGGTACGCCCGGTGGCGTGCCCGTGCGCGATCCGGTCGCGCAGCTCGGTGGGCGGCGCCCAGTCGTCAAGGTCCGGCCGGGCAGAAACCGCAGTGAGCTCTGGGGGCACGCGTAATCCTTCGGTGATGCGGGCGCGTACCTCGGCTGACGTCACCTGCCGGCGGCCCGACTCGATCGCGGAAATGTGTGGCTGCGGCATCCCGACGAGCGACTCCAGTTGGCGCTGGGATAACCCGGCGGCCCGCCGGTACTCGCGAAGGATGGCGGCCCAGTCCTGACGCGCCCACGCGGCGCGCAGAGCGACGTCTGCCCAGAGTCCCCGACTACTCATGCGGGGACGATACGCCCGGCTGATACAGCCTGTGTATCGGATCGCAGGACTGTCCCCCGGACGATGAATTTCCCAGCCGAGTCGGGTCGGAGAGAGGCACCACCATGGCCGTCAAAGCCCTACCACCAGTCAGCGAGCTCACCGAGCAGCAGCAGCGCGGATGGCGCTGCATCTGGTGCCGCTACCCGCTCACGCCCGGTGCGGACGTCGACCTCGGCGAACAGCGGGCCCGGCCGGTGGGCGGGGCTGCGTACTCGTGGTTCCCGCGGGCGTGCGCCGACGAGGCAACGTGCACCGCCCGAGCCAGAAGGACGGGCGCGTGAACGACTCACCGAACCCCGGCTACTGCTGGGACCAGAACCCCGAACCCGCTGGCCGCTGCGTCCTGCAGCCGGGCCACCAGGGGAATCACTACGACTGGTTCACCCGCCCGTCGTGGGACCGACCCGGTGCGGAGTGGCCGCAGGAGCAGCCGTCCCGTTGAGACTCCCGCCCGTACCCCAGGCCGACGGCGGCGACAGGGTGCGGGCGGGTCATTCGGCCCCGGTCGACCAGCCCCCGTTGGCCGGCCGGGGCTCTGCTATTCCCGAACGAGGTCGGCGAGCGGTACCCCGATGGCGTCGGCGATGCGCAGCAGGTTGTCGAGGAGTGGGCTGGAGCGGCCGTGCTCGATGTCCTGGTACGAGGATCGGTCCATGCCGGTGCGGTCGACGATGTCTTGCTGGCTGAGGTTGGCGTAGAGGCGGGCGGCCCGTATCTGGGCAGCGATCCGTCGGCGTCGTTCCAGGAGGCGGGGGTCTGGCGGGATGACGCGTGGCACGTGTTCCAC